GAGATGATTTCCCAGTTGAAGCGGAATGCCGTGCCGTTGTGGATTGGCTCGGCTGTTCCAAACGACGTATCCGCTTGAGGGGTGTAAGCCATGGAAAATCCCTGGCTGAACTGTCCGTCCTCGGTTGGAGCGGTAAAAATCTGGCGGCCAACAGTGCCGCTGGCGCCACCATCATCTGTACCAGCAATGCGCCGACTAGGCGTAGGGCGGTTTTCACCGAGCTGGGAGGACCAGTAAATAGCAAAATCTCGGTTGCCGAGGCTGTTAAGAGCTGTGGTGCCAACGCGGATGCCGCCAAGCTGGGGGGCCTCACTGCCGTACTCGCCAGCAACGTAGATGCCTTCAAATGCCTGATAGCTGCCGTAGCTGTAGATGCGGCTCCACACCAGTGCAGGCGCAAGAATCAGACCGCCGGTTAAAGCGCCGTCAGCGCCAGTGCCTCGCTTGCCAAACGGGATAGGAATTGGCTGACCGTATTCAGCAAGGGCGCTGATGTTGTCGAAGCTTGTTGTTTGATTGAAACGAGTGGGGCCAATCTGATCGGCAAGCTTTTTGCCGCGAATTTTGGCGGGTGTTTCTAGCGCTGGTGCTTTGGGTGCCAGCAAGATGCTGACGGCTGTGAGGGCAAGACCTATAGCTAAATTTATAAGTATTGGAACAACTGGACCATTTTGAATATCGGGAATTCCTGCATACGCGGCAGGACGTACTTGTACAGAATCTCTGGCATGACGCACAAACTCTTTGTATTCTTCTTCGCTGCACCCGAGCGCCTCAATTAGCGCGATTTCATACGGTAGGAGCGGCGGATCATAAGACTGCCCACCGGTTTCCAGTCCACTGCGGAAATTAAGGGGTTTATGAATAGGATGCCACTCTGCCATTGGACTCCGAATTCAGGTGGCTTGGCGCCAAACAGAATGATGTCACCATCGTAGGCGGGCACGTCTAGGGTGTCGCAGTACAACGCCAGTTCACGCAGGATGCCGCGTGGGCTGAGTTTGTACCAGTCGTCGGCAACGTCTGGCGGGTTTTTGCCGAGAGCTTTGAGCGCGTCGATGACGAGGTGGATGCAGTCGTCACCGCCGTATTCATAGCGTCGGCCAATCAGGTGCTCACACACTGATTTGAGCTGTAAACGGGATGCTGCCGACTTGCCAGCGGTGCAGTCTGCGGCCAGGGATGTTGGCTTGCACAGCGTCGAGCACGGAATTCAGGCTGACTTGGATGTTGACCTCGTCCCAGCCGCCGCTGGAACAGGTGCCCCAATAGGTGTAAAGGGTGCTCTGGACTGCTCCAGTGGAGGGTTCCCAGAGCACCGTGGTGACCTTGGCAACCCATAGGTTATCGAGGGCCTCGACAATCCACGCGCGGGTCATTTCAATGTTTGCAAATTGAATTGTGGCGTCAAGGTTGTCGCCTTGGAGTGTGGCTACCGCTCCACCGAAGCTGAACGGCAGAAACAAGTAGCCGTCTACATTCTGGTTGATCGCGTAGTTCTGGAAGCGGTATTGGGCTGCTTGGCCGCTGGGGCCGATGTCGAGCAGGTGGCCGTAGGCGTACTCCATCAGACTCCAACAGAACGGCGGGTGGCGGCGCTGTTTTTCAGGCTGCGCATGGCGCGGCGTTCGCCTTGGATGGCGCCCTGTTGGGCAGCTTGTGCCATGCCGGCTCTGAACTGGTCAGCTGTAACGTAGTCCACATTGTTGATGCGTTCCACGCTGTAGCGGACGTCGATGGGCGCCATCGGGGCTGTTGCTGTGCCGCCGCTTTCGCTGCTGGAGCCGCTGCCGGCAATGACGGATTCTCCACGGGCGCCACGTGAATAACGGGACATGGCGGCCGACATTTTCGACTGCGGGATGACGTATTCCGGTTCGCCCCCTTCGCCGATCAGTGCGCGGGTGGGACCGGTGACAAAACCTCCTTCTGCGTAGCCGGGTACCCGAATTCCGCCAGAACCGAAAGTACTAGAACCAGTGCCTTTAAAGCTGCCACCAAAGGTAGCTTTACCCGCAGCATTTGATTTAGAGGTAAAGCCACTAGAAACCGCCCCACTGATAAAACCAATGACAGTTTCAAGAATATAAATTTCAATCAACTTTGCAATCATCTTAGAAGCCATATCTAAGAAGTGATCGCCTACGCTTTTAAAGAACGCGGCAAGCGCTTCTCGACCTGTCATTGCACCAGAGACAAGTCCCTTAAACGCTTGCTGGAACGCATCGCCAATAGCTTGGGCGCCGGCAATAATTTGGTTTATAGGATCTGTCAACTCGTTAAGCTGACCTCTAGCGACAGCTAAAGCTTCCCCTAAACGTTCTGTACCTGTCTTACCTTCCCCTGGACCTTGAGCTGCAGTTGTTGCAGTAGTCCCACGGGCACTTTCAAGTCTTTCTAGTTCTTCGCGCAATTCTTTAAGCTTATCCGCGCTTGCTCCGTAAGCTTCGGCTTGAACTAAGGCTGCTTGTGTTATTGCTATTTGCTTGTCTAAAGCATTCAACTGCTCAGATACAAGACGCTCAAAGTTAGCGATCCTTTCAGCCTCAGCAGGTAGTACACCTTCGGTAACAAGTCTTAAATACGTTTTACTGTATTGCACTTCTAGCTCGCGGTTTTTACGTAAATCCTCGAAAGGTTGTAAAGCTTGCTGTTTTGCTGCGGCGTCTGCTACAAATTTATTAAGCGCTATAAGAGCAAGTGCTTCTTTACGTGTTGCTACACGTATGTCGTACTGTGCTTTAAGATTTGCGAGCTGCTCTTTGTATATAGTGTTTATTAGTTGAGTTTCTTGAGCTGTAATGTCTTTTGTTAGTAATTTTTGCTGCGTTTGTAGCTCAAGTATTTTTGCTTCGACGTTAAAGCGAGAATTAAGTTGGTTTACTTCTTCCTGTAGTGCTGCTGCTTCTCCTCCTCGCAAACGAGCAAACTCAACATCGATATCAGCTGCTGCTATTGTTGTTTGCAGTAGTTCTGTTTGTAGCCCCAAGATTGCGGATCTAGCATCTCTTTGATCTTTAAGCTGTTTAAGCTGTTCCGCATCAATAGCTTTTAGTTTGCCTGCATACTGCAAATTAGCTTGTGTAATCATTAAACGATTGCGCTCAGCATCGTAGGCTTTACCAATCCAACCGTTTTTAATTTCTAGCAGCCTGTTTTCATATTCCTGTAAAGCGACTGCTTTTGCAGTAGCTATGTAGGCTTGCCCGTTACGTTCTAAGGACATACCGACAAGACTTAATTTTTGGCCTTCTAGTTGCACTTGAGCGGCAAGTTCTTTTGTCTGTGCTTGCGCTTGAAGCTCTGGGGTTTTGTCTATGGATGTACCAGGACGCTGCATAGTTGCCCGTCCTGCATAGCTTTGGTAGAGCTGGGACACTTGCTGGCGCTTTTGCGCCTCGTTGAATAGATTCGCGCCTTGGAGGATGCGTTGCTCCTCGCGTTGCAAGGCAGCTTGATCTTGGGCAGACAACCCTTGCAAAATGTCAGTTTGATTAACTGCTTCCCGTGTTGCGCGGTTTCCGATAGCAATAACGTTTGCAAGCCAGCTCAGTATTCCTGCAAGAGGTCCAGCGATGGCTGCTTGAGCTTGCAGCGAAAATTCTGCAAATGCTTTGTTCAGTTTGTCGCTGGCTGCTCCAGCGTTTTGGAGATCGCGCAGACCTTCTACGCCGATCTTTTTGATTAACTCATCTTGTATTACAGTAGCAGCTTCTGTTACGCGGCCGGCTTCGATTAGACGTTCGATGTACTGTTTTTGGCTGCGGCTGGCAATTAGGCCGGCGTCTGCAAGTTTTTGGAAGTTTGTGATCGGATCGCGCATTGCGCTTCCGGCTTCTGTCACAGAGGCGACGAATTGATCCACCAATGCGCCAACGGCACTGGTGGCCACAGACAGCATGGGATTGCCTGGGATAAGACCTCCCAATGCGCCACCGGCTACAGTTCCAACGCCGCCGCCAAATAGCATTGGGAAGGCGCCACCAATGATGACGTTTTCGGTCATCTCGCGGCGACGTGCCTGGGCAGCTCTACCTTGCTCTACGCGCCGTTGTCTATCAGCACGCAGTGAAGCTGGGTCTAGCGTTCCAGATGCGACGCGCTGTTGTGCACGGTATTGCTCCATAAGGAGTTTATTCTGATCACGCAGTATCTGGATGCTGCGTTCATCGACAGACTGTTGCTGACGCTTAGCAGCCGTTATTTGTTGTTCAGTTTTTAAGGTTTGAGCTTGTAAGCCGATAACAGTTCGTTCGGATCTAGCTAGAGCATCGGAGGCGGCAGCTCGAATTCGAGCTTGCTCGTTAAGCATCGAACGGTATTGGTCGGAGGCCGTTTCTGTACGGCCGCCAGGGAACAACTCGCCACGGGCTGGTACTTGTGCCAGTGAGTATTGGCCACCGGCCATTGCACGTTCACGCGCCATGAGTTCGGCACTGCGTTCGCGGGCTATCTCAGCGCTGCGACGGTTCTCTTGGAACTCCTGAACTCTTGTGCGTAATTGGGATTGTGTGCCAAACACGCCTGCTTTGCTAGAGCGTGCAATGCGCTCCAGGTTTGATGCCCATAGCTTTGTTTGTGCTGCTACTTGTGCGGCAAGACGTTCGTATTCGGCCAGCTCTGCGTTTATCTGGGTTTGTAGTTTTAGGTCTTTCTGTTGTTGAATTTCACGCGATTTAAGGAGAGCTACACGTCTATTAAGTTCAGCATCGCGTACATCTTGCGGTTGTAGACCTTGTGCTTGGCGGATTAAGTCATTTATGGCTTTCTGTTCTTTGCGTTGTTCTTTTTGTACGGCTACGAGTTGCTCTGCTGCTACTACAGCGTCTTCAGTTGATGAGTGGAATTCACCGCTTTGTTTTACGGCGTCTTTGAGTTGGTTGTTAAGTTGGTTTAGTGTGCTGCCTGAAATGAGATCCTTAAATGTTGAAGCAGTGGCATTTAATTCCGTGTTTAGTTGCCCAATGTTGTCGATTACTTGTGCAATTTTTTGTGTAGTTTGTGCACCTACAGCTTTGTCTACGGCAGTAGCAAGTCCTGTAGCCGCGCTTGACGCTTTGAGTATTTGTGGTGCAAATGCCATTGCGGCAACTGCCGCAATTCCAAATGCGTTGGGTACTTGCCCAATGTGATTGAGAATATCTGTAATTACAGCTGGTACACCGCCGAGAGCGCTGTTTACAGTTGCTCCAGCGCTGGCTGCTGCGGCACCAAGGATGCCAAATTTGGTGCCAAGGCCGCCTAAAGCTGTTGTGGCTTTGCCTGCTGCAAGGGTTAGTGCGCCTAGCGCTCCACGCTGACCAATACCTTGGACTGCAGTTCCAATGTCACGTACACTTTTTTGGAAATTGCGTGCATCTAACTTAAAAGCGGCTTCCCCTAGTTGGGTTATGCGCTTTTGAAGTTTGGATAGCTCAGATTCAGCCTGTTTGGTGTCGGCACTTACTCTGATTTTGGCGTCGTAATCGGCCACCGCACCATTGCCTTAGCGTAAAAACAGTCTACGCAACAAAAAAGCCGCCGGGTTAGCGGCGGCGTTTGGCCTTGTCCATCTCCTTTTGCTGGTCTTCGTTCAGGATTTGGAAGTAGGCGCTCCAGCCGAGTAATTCCTCGGCGGTCATTGAGGTCCGAACTTCGGTAAGGGTTAGGCCCAGCTCCTTGGCTACGCCGAATTGGAGCATGAGCCAGCTGTCCTTGCGGAGTTCGGCGCTCAGGATTTTGGGTCGATGGGCTCGGCGTCGTCGGTCAGGATCGCCAGCATCAGAGCTTGCAGGTCTTTGTCCTTGACTTCGTTCTTCAGGACGTCGACTTCGCCGACACTGAAGAGTTTGGCGCCGGATTCATCGAGGGCCTTGGCGATCAGCAGCTGGAGCGCGAAAGCGTTGGCGTCGTCGGATTTGGCCTGTTTTTGAGCGCGTTCGCGCTCAGCCATC